CAACCTATTTCACAACGGGGGTGGTTCGATGTCCTTGACGACTGGCTTAAGAGAGATCGTTTCGTTTTTGTTGGTTGGTCTGGATTACTTCTTTTTCCCACAGCTTATCTTGCTATTGGTGGTTGGCTTACTGGGACAACTTTCGTTACGAGTTGGTACACTCATGGCCTTGCATCCAGTTATCTTGAGGGTGCAAACTTTCTTACTGCGGCAGTTAGTACTCCAGCAGATTCTATGGGTCATTCTCTTCTTCTTCTCTGGGGTCCTGAGGCTCAGGGAGATTTCGTCCGCTGGGTCCAACTTGGGGGACTCTGGCCTTTTGTGGCGCTCCACGGAGCCTTCGCTCTTATAGGTTTTATGCTCAGGCAGTTTGAAATTGCCCGTCTAGTAGGTATCCGTCCGTACAATGCGATTGCTTTTTCAGGTCCTATTGCCGTATTCGTTAGCGTATTCCTCATGTATCCTCTGGGACAATCCAGTTGGTTCTTTGCGCCGTCATTTGGTGTTGCAGCGATCTTCCGCTTCCTTCTATTCCTCCAGGGATTCCACAATTGGACGCTCAATCCCTTCCATATGATGGGAGTTGCTGGTATACTGGGTGGAGCATTACTCTGTGCAATTCACGGAGCAACAGTTGAAAATACACTTTATGAAGATGGAGAAAAGTCAAACACTTTCAAAGCCTTTGAACCGACTCAGGAAGAAGAGACGTACTCAATGGTTACTGCTAACAGGTACTGGAGTCAGATCTTTGGTATTGCGTTTAGTAATAAGCGTTGGCTTCATTTCTTTATGTTATTTGTTCCCGTTATGGGGCTTTGGACTTCTTCTATTGGTATTATTGGGCTTGCTCTTAACTTGAGAGCATACGATTTTGTATCACAAGAAATCCGTGCAGCAGAAGATCCTGAGTTTGAAACATTCTACACGAAGAACATTCTTCTCAATGAAGGACTTCGTGCTTGGATGGCTCCTGTGGATCAACCTCACGAGAACTTTGTGTTCCCAGAGGAAGTATTGCCAAGAGGTAATGCTCTGTAAACTACTCAAGATGGGGGTGGAAACACCCCTTTTTTAGTCAATATGATAACTTCAGAAACTTCATACAAGCTCGCAGAAATAATTAGAGCAACTTGGCCTCAACTTTACAATTCATCCAAGTCACCCTATAATGGTATAAATAATTCCCAAAAACTATTAAGAAATATGAAGTTCACAGTTTATTCGAAAGACGGTTGTCCATATTGCACAAAGATACAACAGGTGTTAGAATTATCGAAACTTGAACATAAGGTGTATAAATTAAATGAGGACTTCACCAAAGAACAGTTTTATGCTGAGTTTGGTAAAGGATCTACATTTCCTCAAGTCATTATGGATGACAAACACCTCGGTGGTTGTACTGATACAGTCAAGTACCTTCAAGAAAACAAAATTATTTAATGGAACAACACTTTAATGAAATGTATTTTGATGTAGAGAAAGCAGTTGATCTTGCATTTAATGGACAATTTGTGTTAAAATTCTATGACTATCTACAAGTCATAGGAGCGAAGAAAGTTGATGTAGAACAGTTCATTGAAAGTTCTACTGCAGCAAATATTAGTGAAATGGTAATGGAATTGGATGAGTATCTTGAGGGAGGCCCAGATAACCTTCATAAACAACTTAGAGAAGCATACGGACATATTCCAAAACCACAAGCTAAAAAAATCAGAAATTACTTGTATAACATCCTTGAGGATGCTTGGAGATATAATCATGACAAGAGGAGGGGACGAAGAAAAAAGCAAACTAAATAATTCCGAACCCGAGATCAATCGGGGTTTTGAGTTATTACTTAGAAATAGGAGGAGGAAATCACCAAAGCCAAAAACTTTCCAAGTGAGATTTGGCAAAATGATTTCCCTCTTTCGCAGGGAGTTTCATTTTGGATTTGAATTTCATTTGGACGTGAGAAAAAAGTAACTCTCTGGAGAAAATAAATGGAAACAGCATATGTAATAACATTCGCAGTAATGTTCACGTTGCTCTTTTTTATGACAGGAGGTATAATTGGTTGGTTGACTTATAGACATCTATTAGAAACAAGGCCTCCATACTTACATCCAGAATTTTTTGATGAAAATGGCCAGGTAATTCCTGACGAAATAGTATCTGTACGATTTGAAAATGACTATGACTACGACGAAACCGAAGAGGACGACTAAAGCAACTGCAACAGCAGAACCAGTTAAACTTCCTCCCAATCCATTCATGAACGAGATTCTTGATCTCGTTTCATCGCAAAAGACTAATGCTAAAAAAGTAGAACTCTTAAGAGAGCATGAGAATGATGCTCTTAAGTCTCTGCTGATTTGGAACTTTGATGAATCAGTAATCTCAGAATTGCCTGAAGGTGAAGTTCCATTCCGTCCCAATGAGAATCCTCTTGGAACTGATCACTCATCTCTTCGTAGAGAGTGGAAGCACTTCTATAACTTTGTAAAGGGTGGCAATAATACTCTTTCAAAGATTCGTAGAGAAACAATCTTCATTCAGATTCTTGAAGGACTTCATCCACTAGAGTCAGAAGTTCTTTGTTTGGTTAAAGATAAGAATCTGCAATCCAAATACAAAATTTCTTTTGATGTTGTAAAAGAAGCTTACCCCGACATTCAATGGGGAGGACGTTCTTAATGTGTACAGTGCTACACGAAAAATGTGAAAAGGGGGTAGCGAAGGATAGATCGCTGCCCATCAATTCTCATTTGGTTACATATCTTTTAGATGGTATCGTCACTTATGATATTGTAATGTGTCATAAGATGGCAGACATCTTTGATATGTATTGGGATAAATATCGAGAAGATTTGAAAAAGATTGAATACACTAATGGACGAGTCAATCCTAGACTTTGGGATAATAAAACACCTGATAAAAAGAAAAGGAAATGAGTGAAGGATTTAGTGAAGAAAAAATTGAAGTTGCTATTAACAAAGACGAAGTAAATAAACTTCTGAAAAAGTATAAGAAGATTAAAAAATATATGAAGTCACCACTTTATCAAGTGATGGTTATGGATGGAACTGAAAAGATTGTATCTGATTTATTAAGCGACACTGATGGGTAAACATTATTTACTGAACCTCTATGGATGTTCATTTGTTCTTCTGAATGATGAAGACTATCTTATAGACTTGTTAGTAAATGCCGCGATTGCAAGCGGTGCAACAGTATGTCAAACAATTCATAAGAAGTTTTATCCACAGGGAGTTACAGTATTGTGTTTACTTTCAGAAAGTCATATCAGTATTCATACATGGCCAGAGGAAGGAAAAGCAGCGGTAGATGTTTATACTTGCGGTGATTGCAATCCTAAGATAGGATGTGATATAATTATTGAGCAATTATATGCAACGAATCATACATTAAGTTACATTGAACGGTAACAAAAGTTACAAAATAACTTGCATAAATTTATGTAGGTTCTATAATACCTATATCGTTCATCTGGAATATCCAGACGGAAGTAAGCCGACTCGGAACGGATCGTTCATCTATGGAAGCACTCATTCTAACTTGCTTACAAGCACAATTAATTGCTGGGAGAATTCACAAACAGGACATTCCCATTCAAGTAAAGAATGATTTAATCTGGGAGATCAAACAGATCTCTCCAAAAACGTGCAAAGTAGACGCAAAAGCCGACTGAAGGAACGCTCTTTAACCTCAAAAACTAAGGAGAAACCCTAATGTCACAAGTAGTATATCGCGGTGTTGCATATGACACTGAAACACCTAAGCAAGAATATCAACACTGGTATTCAGAAACACATGCACCAGCACATCCAGCAAACACCTATCGCGGTGTTGCTTACCGTCCTTGCCACAACTCGGAGGTAACAAAATGAATTGGTTGAATGTGATCCGCACACAGATTCAAAAGCAAAAGAAACTTCAAGCCGCACAGTATTATATTGCCACTTTGGGATGAAGTACCTGATACCACTTCTAGTGCTATTTCGTATCATTACAAACGATGGTGTATTCTCTGAGCAAAGAAAATTCCCCGCCAAAAAACAACCTCCCGAAATTCGAAAGGTTGAAAGAAGAAAGGGGAAAAAACATAATAGATCTAAGGAGGGTTGACAACCCTCCTTTTTTTATGTAAAATGAGTTAGTACAACCATAACTTATGGATATTCAGAACTTAAAACTTATTGTTCGAAACTTAAAGTCTCTGGTAGATTGTTTGGAATCTGAAATCTATTCAAATAGAGAGAATTATAAGTATGAGGAAGTCGCACCTCATATTAATGACTACGACGAAATTTTTGAAGACGATGACGGATACCCAGACTAATATGAAACCAGAAGTAAAACTTATTTCAGTTACACCAAATGCTGAACAGCACATTGCATATTGCGCTCGCGTAAGTAATCCAAAGAATCAAGAGAACTCTAATTTTGAAGGATTGCTTAAATATTGTATTAAGAATCAACACTGGAGCATCTTTGAACATGCTTTTCTTACAGTTGAAATTAATACCTCGTTGGCGATTGCTACGCAGATCTTGCGTCACAGAAGTTTCACGTTTCAGCAGTTCAGTCAAAGATATGCAGACAGTACAGAACTTCAAGTTGAACTTCCTGTACCTGATCTTAGGAGACAAGATGCAAAAAATAGACAAAATAGCACAGATGATCTTGGAGATTATCTGAAGATGTCTTTACAAGAACAAATCAATAATCATTTCAAATCTTCACTGTCACTTTATAATGATCTTTTAGGATATGGCGTGGCTAAAGAATGTGCAAGGTTTGTACTTCCTCAAGCAACTATGACACGTCTTTACATGTCAGGTAGTGTGAGATCATGGATTCATTATATTGATCTTCGCAGCGCACATGGTACTCAGAAAGAGCACATGGAAGTTGCAGAGGCAATTCGTTGCATCTTCACTTGTCACTTTCCAACAATTTCATCTGCTCTTGGATGGGAACGTGAAGGGTGTTCCGAATGTGTCGATGCTCCTTCTATTATCATAGAATAAATATCCTTACATACAATGGAGGTGGAAATTGCCAACGTATCCAGTTAAAAATTTAGAAACGGGTGAAACAAAAGAACTCTACATGTCGATGGTAGAGTATGAACAATGGAGAAAAGATAACCCTGGTTGGGATAAAGATTGGAGCCAAGGATGTGCTGGAGTTGGAGAAGTTGGAGAGTGGCAACAAAGACTTGTGAATAAAAATCCAGGTTGGAACGAAGTTCTCCGTAAAGCTTCAAAAATGCCAGGAGCAAAAGTAAAACCCTTTTAGAATAATGCCAAGAAAAAGAAATCAACCTGCAACTCCAGTTCCATTTGGAATGAGCAACAAGCAAATGAAACGTAAGAAACCAATCAATTTGGATTTCATGAAGACAATTGATCCTCTTACAGATAATCAAGAAGAGTTTTTTAGATCATATCAAATCGGACAAAACATCGTCGGATATGGTTGTGCTGGTACAGGTAAAACCTTTATCGCGCTCTACAATGCCCTTCAGGACGTTCTTGATGAGAAGAGTCCATATGACAAGATCTACATTGTGAGATCGCTTGTGGCCACCCGTGAGATTGGATTTCTTCCTGGAGATCATGAAGACAAATCATCACTCTACCAGATTCCTTATAAGAATATGGTGAAGTATATGTTTGAGATGCCAGATGATAATTCTTTTGAAATGCTTTATGGCAATCTCAAGAGTCAAGGAACGATTAGTTTCTGGAGTACGTCATTTATTCGGGGAACAACCCTTGATAATGCGATCATTATTGTAGATGAATTTCAAAATTTAAATTTCCATGAATTAGATTCTATTATTACTCGTGTCGGTGAGAACACAAGAATTATGTTCTGTGGTGATGCAACTCAATCAGATCTTGTGCGTACCAACGAGAAGAATGGTATCATTGATTTTATGAGAATTCTTCGTGCAATGCCATCCTTTGATATCATTGAGTTTGACGTTAAAGATATTGTTCGCTCTGGATTGTGTAAAGAGTACATTATTGCAAAAATGGAACTTGGACTTTGATGGCAAATAAAAAGATATATTATTTAGATTATAATGATGGACATTTTGGAGATCAACTTTTATATAGAGAGGGAGATCTTTATCATAAATCTTTTGTCTATTCTAAATGTCCTGTGTTTAACCACAAGGCAAATAGAACTTTTGTAGCATTCTCTCCAATAGATTTTACAATTAAAGTAGATAAAAAAAATCAATTAATTTTATCGGATAACAACAATTATATTATTTGTGATCAAGAGCATTTAATGTCTCCACTTCCAGTAATTCAATTAAATTTTCCTAGATTTTTATTCTGGACTAAAGAATCAAATATTTGGTTTGAATATAAAACTCATCCAATGACATCTTTAAATAATAATTTTATTGGTGTTGAAGGATGGTTTAATCTGTCTAATTGGTATAGAAATTCTAGTAATGCTTTTACTATTGTTGATGAAAAAAAACCCGTGGTAATAAAAAAAGGTGATCCAATGTTCAGAGTATCTTTTATACCCCCAAATTTTGACGATGGAATTATTTTAAAAAAAATTGATGATAAAAATAAAGTAAGTGAAATTTTAGAAAAATATAATTCCAGAGACAATAAAAAATCAAACTGGAAATCAAAATTATTTTCTAAAACTAAAATTCAAACATGTCCATTTAAATTTTTACATAAAAGTGATGTTTAATCATGTAGAACTTGATCTTCCTCAACTTGAGCGAGAGACTATTGATGGTGTGCGATATTATAAAGTTTCTGATGAAGAGGAACTTCGTAAGTTAGTATCGATTACTTCTGTAACAAGTCATTTTAACAAAGAAATCTTTGCAAAGTGGCGAGCCAGAGTTGGTGATGCTGAAGCAGATCGTATTACACGAAGATCAACGAGTCGTGGGACAGATACTCATACCTTGATTGAGCAGTATCTGAAGAACATGGATTGCAACTCCGATGTTCTTCCACTTTCTGAAATGTTGTTTCAGAATGCGATTTCGACTCTGAAGCGTATAAATAATATATACGCTTTGGAAGGTTCTCTATATAGTTTGTACCTGGGAATTGCAGGTACGGTTGACTGCATTGCAGAATTTGATGGAGAACTTGCAATTATTGATTTCAAAACGTCAGAGAAACCAAAAAAACGAGAGTGGATTGATCACTACTTCGTGCAATGTTGTGCTTATGCTTGCATGTTACATGAACTCACTGGAATCTCAGTTAAAAAGTTCGTAATTATTATGACTTGTGAAAATGGAGATGTTGAAGTTTATGAAGAAAGAGATAAAGCAAAATACATACGTCTTCTTACACAATATATTAAAAAGTTTGTAGACGACAAACTAATGCAGATGTCTTGACAGGCATGTTATAATATTAGTAGAGTTAATAGGATAGTCTATTGCGTATTACAGTTTTGGGCCCGATGGAGAATGAATTAGAAAAGGTATTAGAGAGTAAGTTTTTCTGTTCTTCTCGTTTTGCACAAGAGATTGAAACACTCGTGCAAACGAATTTGGATATGAATTACATTGATGCTATCGTTCACTTCTGTGAGACGAATAATATTGATTTGGAATCCGTGCCTAAACTGATTTCAAAACCCCTGAAAGAGAAACTTAAGTACGAGGCAATGGAACTTAACTTTCTCAAAAAGACTTCCCGTGCAAAATTAGTCTTTTAATTCCATTTTGGGGGGGAAAAATTCTCCGGCAAAAAATCCTTATATTACTTTTTTGAATGAATCCCTTTGAAGTTTATAAAACATATCTTGCTCTTAAAAACCACTTTACCAAACCAGAATACGACTATCAAAAATATTGTGGTAAGGTAAAAGCCAATCTTCAGTCATTTTATAAAAGGCGAGATAGATTCTTTTATGAGAAGATTTCGAGAAATAAAGACGATCATGAGATTATTGAGTTTTTTGTCTCAAATTTCGTATCTGCCTCAGATCCTGCCAATTTGTGGATTGGTAGTATTATAAGAGAAGGAGATAAAACTCACAAAGAATGGCAAAAACGCCAACAAAGTCTATCCTATCAATTTAAAGAACAATCAGAAGAATTGTTCAAGACACATAAATTTGAGGATGTTTTCAATTGCACGAAAGGACATCCTCCTGTTCTAAAGATGTTCCTGAGCGGGAAGATTAGCCTGGAAACCCTGGTGATCTATGATAGAATATTCATGTTCAGGAACAAATTTGACAAGAAATTGATGGATCCCGTGTGGGAAACCGTCAGTCTAAAAATTAAAAAATACAACCCATTTCTAAATATTGATGTATTCCGTTATCGTAAAATCTTGAAGGAAATTATTGTAGGAGACGCATGAGCTTTTTTGATTCCGAAGTTGTCCGCGCTGAGATGACTGAAATTTCCGAATTACAAGAGGAAATTTATAAAAATGTGTTTAGTTTCTTTAGAATGTCCAAAGAAGCAAAGAAAAATCATGTTGAATTAATGCAAAGACTGTTGGAAAAACAACAGATTCTTTACACTCGTTTGAGTTTATCAGATGATCCTGAAGCTCAGCAAATGAAGGAAAGAATCTCCGAGTCTGCTACAATGATGGGACTTCCTCCCAATGTTGATATGAATGTCATCTTCAACAACATGTCTCAGTTGATTGAATCCATGAAGGAAAAGATTGACAAAGACGAAACTTCCGTCTAGAATGATGGAGTACACAAAGGCCAAATCCAACAAATACGAGGTACACAAATGTCGTTTGCTAATCTGAAAAAGCAATCTAAACTCGGTTCGCTCACCGATAAACTTGTCAAAGAAGTTGAAAAAATGAGCACTTCTGGTGGTGGAGCAGATGAACGCTTCTGGAAACCAGAAATGGATAAAACTGGTGTTGGTTCAGCAGTTATCCGTTTTCTTCCCGCTCCTGATGGCGAAGAAATGCCCTGGGTGAAGATATATTCTCATGCATTCCAAGGAAATGGAGGCTGGTATATTGAAAACAGTCTGACAACTCTGGGACAGAAAGATCCTGTTTCTGAGCACAATCGTGAACTGTGGAACAGTGGCAGCGAAAAGGATAAAGAGACTGTTCGTAAGCAGAAGCGTAAACTGTCCTACTATTCCAACATTTACGTTGTGAAGGATCCTGCAAATCCTCAGAACGAAGGTAAAGTTTTCCTGTTCAAGTTCGGCAAGAAGATCTTTGACAAGATTCTGAATGCAATGCAGCCAGAGTTTGAAGATGAAGAACCAATCAATCCCTTTGATTTCTGGACTGGTGCTAACTTCCGCCTGAAAATCCGTAAGGTTGAAGGTTACTGGAACTACGATAAGTCGGAGTTTGATTCTTCTTCTCCTCTTTTGGAAGATGATGATGCACTGGAAGCACTCTGGAAGAAAGAGTATTCTCTGTCTGCACTTGTTGCACCAGATCAATTCAAGTCTTATGAAGATCTTGAGAAGCGTCTGGGATATGTTCTCGGACAGAAAGGTGCTGCTGCAAAAGCAAAGGTGATGGAAGAAGAGGAAGAGTATGAGTCCTATAACTCAACTCCCTCCAAGGAAGAGAGTGTGATGGAAGAACTGGAAGAGTCTTATCGCAAGAGCAAGTCTACTCCTTCGCTTCCTAAACTGTCATCTGAGAAAGATGAAGACGAAGATGATGCAATGCGTTACTTCCAGAAACTCGTGGATGATTGATCACTCGTAGAGTCTGATATTATCTCCTTTCTTCAGGGTGCGGCTCACATATTGAGTCGCACCTTCTTTGTATATCATTGTATCTTGAAGATCATTGAAGATAACATTCAAATAATCTGGTTTCAGTAAAAAGATATTTCTTTTCTCATCTTGAATTAAATCTTCGTACTGATAGTTTGTGACTTCGGTTGTAATATTAGTTCGAGTAACTTCTTGTCCTATGATATCATCATAATATGTTACTGAATAGTTTTGTTCAACCTGGAGTCCTTTTGGAAGAATAACAATTCCTGCACTATTTTTAACTTCGATGGTTTCATAGTGATGAACCGCATTTAAATTTGCATATGAACCATACTTTTCAATTAAATACTTATCAAAAACTTCTTGAGTCATTGGCCATTCAGTTTGAATGTTCAAGATGTTATTTGCAAGCAGAACTACCCAATCAAGAGTATCTTCTCCATAAATCTTGAAAGCAACTTGATCTGGACGTTCGTCGCCAATGATTGAATACTTTGTAAAGAATGCTAAGTTTTGAAAGATATCTTCTCTAAACTTTGCTCTTTTAAAGAGATTCTTAACAGCAGCATAATCTGAAATGTTTTTCTCGTCAGCATTGCGACTGACGTAATCAAAATTAGGAACGTTGCGGAAGTATGCTGACATTTTAGTAACCTATCATTGTATCTTTGTTCTCATCAAGTTTTGTATAATCATCCTCAAAGATTGGATCGATTTCACTAAAAGATAATGTAAGTTCGTATGCTGTCATGGCACCATCATAAAATGTTGCATAATTTCCTGCAGGAGTATAATTTACATTGCAATTTGTAAGAGCACAAGTTTTAATTTTATTCATCCATGGATGATCTTCATTTGTTTCGCGTAATTGATAAGAAATATCAAAAATATTTGGTGCTTTTAAAAAGAGATTTGTTTTTGCTCTCTGAACTGCCATTCCTTGCTTAAAGAATCGAATGATTTTTCTAATTTCTTTTGATTCTTTTTCCTCACGAGCAGATAATGTAAAACTAAATGAAAATGTTCTCAATTGTGGGCCATTAAAAAGAAGTTCAAGGTTGGGGTTTAGAACTGCTCCAGTAACCCTTGAGAAAAAGGTTTTGTTTCCACCTGCTGCTTCTCCTGCAAAAAATGCAGCAGCTGCTGCTTTTAATTCTGGTGATGCGTTTTGTAATCCTTTTGCAACATCTCTTAAAGATTGTTCTGCACCCATAACTCCATTTTTTATCGCACCATATGAAGCTGCAGCCGCGAGGGCTTGAAGAGCAGTCATTTCATCACCACCCCAATTTACAGTATTTTGATCACTAATTGTTGGAGAAATTGGTAAAAATACAGATCCGAATATTTCTTTTTGATTATCTTTTGTTGAGATATTAGAACCAGAAAAAGTTCCGAAATTTTGCCCAATTCCAATTTTTTTGGGAGCATACCTATACATTGTAAATTTAATTCTGTCTTGATTTTCTGGAAAATCAATTGGATATTTAAGTGGTTGTCCTGCGTTATAATAATCGGTGCGTATTTCTGCAGATGAGATGCTTTGATTTAGCGTTGATAGATCTCTGATTCCAGTTGTTGCGTCTTCTAGAGTAAATAATGATCCCGATTCCACAGCTGCAGCTTGTTGCTTTTCAACTAATGAATTATATGGTTGATATGAGTTAGCATCCTTAAATCCTTGTTTTTGATTATCTGGAAGTTTATTAATTATTGTAGTTGTATTTTTAGTAAAAGTTTCTTGATTTTGATTTAGTAAAGCACCAAACGTTTCTGTACTACTAAACCCTACTCCAGAGGGTAGAACATCGTCATTAGATCCAAGTGGTTCAAATTTTTTATTTGTTATATTCCATTCATATAAGGTATTATTATTTTTATCTACAATTCTTGGAGGTGTTGTTGGATTACTTGGATCGATAGCAGTCTTTACCGTTGCTGTTCCAGTGGCAGTTTTGATTGGATATGGTGTATACTGTATTGCCATTAGATAGAACTTTTTTATCTATTTAGTGACGAACTTTTCAAACCTCAATGATCTCAAATACTCAAGTTCATTTGCTCTAATCGTATGCATTTTACCAACAACTTCAATCCAAGTATAATTTCGCATTGCTAACCAGTGATAATTAAAAGCCTTGAATCCCCATCGCTCAATTGCGGTAACTTGAACTAATGGATGTTCATCATAAGTAATATCTGGTGTTTTGGGAAGATATATGAACGTATAATATCCACCAATATCAGGAATATATTCACTTTCAGTAAAAACCTCCAGAATGTTCATCATAATGAGTTCTGGATTATTCAATCCTTTAATTTTTTTCTTGAGTTTCGCAACTCTAGTTGATGCACTTTGTCCGAAACCTTCTGCCATTACTTGATACCGAGTTCTTCCTCTGTAATAATTTTAAACTCGATCATGTGATCTTTACAGAATTCAACTGCTGCTTTCCATTTAGCTTGGTTAGTTGCATAAGTATAAACTTCAGTTAGATATGATTTAGTCGTTCTTGATCTTGGTTTAGGTGGTTGAGTTTGTTTTTTAGGTTTAATCTCAATCACATATTTTTTGATTTCTCCATTCTGCTCACGAACTTTAATAATAAAATCTGGAAAATATGTCCTCACTCTTTGCTTAACAGGATCATAGTATTTGATGCGAATTTCTTCAGATCCCCAAGCGATGATACTTTCGTTCAAATCGCACCAATGACAAAACTTGCGTTCCCAACTACTTCTGCAGATAATATTATTTGGATCGCCTTGATATTTTTTTGGATACGATGGAATATAACGACTTTTGATGCTTTCGCCCATTATCTTACATACATAATATATACCGTAAAAGTATTTAGATGGCAGGAATCAAACCATCAATTAAAAAGATAGATGATATAAAACATCAGTTACTGCAACCAGCATTAACTTCTCATTATATTTGTTCGATTGAATTTCCTGTTGAAGGAAATTTTGATACGATTTTATCTGATAATGGATTCTCTAGAGGTGGAATAAGAGATTTGTTGTCCATTTCTTGCACCGAAGCAAGTCTTCCAGGATCTTCATTAGCGACTCATGAACTTAATAATGATTTTACTGGAATAACACAAAAACATGCATATCGTAGATTGTATGATGATCGTGCAGACTTTACTTTTTATGTGGATCAAGATTATAGTCAAATTAGAATTTTTGAAATGTGGGTAAGGTACATTGCTGGAGAACAAAATGCATTTGGTGAAGGAAATAATCTTTCATATAAAGTAAATTACCCTAAAAATTATAAAGCACCAGCAATTTATATTACTAAATTTGAAAGAGACTTTGGAACAGAAAAGTCTAAAAATAAAACCATGGAATATGCGTTTATTAATGCATTTCCCGTAGCAGTGAATTCTATTCCAGTTTCATATGATAGTTCTTCATTACTGAAAACTACAGTAGCATTTGCTTATGATCGATATATTGCAAATAATGTAAGATCTGAAAAAGCACCAATCAATGATTCAATTGCTGGAATTCCTCAAAATCCAAATTCCTTAAATTTATATGGTTCTAGGCCAACAGATATTCCTAGAACAGTTCAATTAGATCCAAATAGGCCTACATTAGCTCAGTTGAACGAGTAATAAATAATCATACTGAATTTTATAGGTTGTCATGCCTTTACCAAAGATCTCTACACCAACGTATGAGTTGGAATTGCCATCATCTGGACAAACAATTCAATATCGTCCTTTCCTAGTTCGAGAAGAGAAACTTCTTGTGATTGCGATGGAAAGTGAGGATACAAAACAAATCACAAATGCAATCAAGACTGTCATTAAGAGTTGCATTTTAACCAAGAATATTAAGGTAGAAACCTTACCAACCTTTGATATTGAATATCTCTTCCTTAACATCCGTGGAAAGTCAGTTGGAGAAGAGATTGAAATCAATATCATCTGTCCTGATGATGAAGAAACTTCTGTTCCTGTAAAAATTGCTCTTGATGAGATTCAAGTGCAGAAGAACGAAGATCACACTAATAAGATTAAATTAGATTCATCAATCATGATGGAGATGAAGTATCCATCACTCGATCAGTTCATCAAAAACAATTTTGATTTGAGTGGCAATACGATGGATCAATCATTTGATTTAATTGCATCTTGTATTGACAAGATTTATACTGATGATGAAGTGTGGACAGCAGGTGATGTTACGAAGAAAGAACTGATGGAGTTCTTGGATCAAATGAACTCAACTCAATTTAAAGAGATCGAAAAGTTCTTTGAAACGATGCCTAAACTTTCTCATACTGTGAAAGTTACCAATCCGAAAACTGAAGTAGAAAGCGAAGTAGTTTTAGAAGGGTTATCGTCTTTTTTCGCATAGGCATGATCCATATGGATCTTGAGAATTATTATCAACTTAACTTTGCCTTGATGCAGTATCATAAATACTCATTAACGGAGATTGAAAATATGATTCCGTGGGAAAGAGACATTTATGTGGCTCTTCTGAAGAATCATTTAGAGGAAGAAGAACTCAAGCAAAAGCAACAAAGTAATGGTTGGTAATCCTCGTACAGAAACTATAGACGAAAGAATTGTCAGGGCTTTAAATCTTGATAGTGAATTCGAAATGAGTTACGAGGAATATTCTCGTCATCTGAAAGAAGCAATGATTGCTTCAAGAATGGCAAAGTCGCGCTATTCTTCTGAAGAATCAATGCTTTTTGGATTAGAATTTAGAAGAGTTAAGGGTAAGAAAGGTAGATTTATAATTAAAGTCAAGAAAACAAAAATCACTGCATCTGGATTGGGTTTGGGTGGATTTGCCAAACCACTGAGAATGGCACAAAGAAGATTAATGCTTGCACCATCTCGTGCAGCTGCTGGAGTTGGAGCAGAGCAAGATATTTTTACAAAGATTGATGATCTTCTTGCATCAATTCTATCAAGTGTTACGGAACAAAATAAAGAAACAAAAAAACAGGTTGAAAATGATAGAAAGGAAAAAGAAAATAAAAAGCGTAAGCAAAAAGAACTAGGATTAGAAAAAGGTAAACAAGCACTTAAGAATATTGTCTCTACAATTACAAAACCATTTCAGTCAATCTTAGATAAGATTATCAACTTTTTTGTGATGACATTCCTTGGTAGAGCAGTGTTTAAACTGTTGGAATGGTTCAGTGATCCAAAGAATAAAGATAAAATTAAAACGATTTCTAAATTCTTGAAAGATTGGTGGCCTGCATTACTTGGCGCGTTTGTTTTATTTGGAACTCGTTTTGGAAAAGGAGTCAGAGTCTTAACTCGTATTGCAATAACAGCAATCGCTAAACTAGGTAAAGCATCTGTTGCTCTACTTAGATTTGCTAAGAATAATCCTATATCAGGAGGATTGATTGCTGCTGGTGCAGTTGCAGGAACTCAACTTGCATCAAGAGCGTTTAGTGGTGGAGAAGAACAAGGATTCTGGGGTGGTGGATTTGCAAGAAAACTTTTTGCTTCTGGTGGTAGAGTCAGTGGGCCTGGTGGAATTGATAAAGTACCTGCCTGGTTAACTAACGGCGAATTCGTCATGTCAAAGGGTGCTGTTGATAAGTTTGGTGTAGGGACACTTGAAGCAATGAATGCTGCAGGCGGGGGAACTAACGTACCAACAATTGGCCCTGGTGGAGTGTATGCTCAAGGCGGTGGATTACTTGATTTTCTACCTGGAACTGGAACTGTTATGGCTCCAACAGGACGTGAACTTGGATATCAAGATAAACTTTTAGGATTTGATAATCCATTCACTTCTAGAAGAGTCTTATCTCAATTAAAGACTTATAGAGAGAGTGATGTAGAAAGATATAATAAAATGCGATCCAAAGCAGGAGCATCAGATCGTCTTGTTAAAGATATGTTTGGAAGGCATAAAAGTGTTACTTTACCTCGTGCTAGAGCAAGAGCAGCACAGTCACCTACTACACCTTCAAGAGGAGCACAAACTGCAGCTAGTATAAGTGGGTACACTCAAAATTTCAGAGATCAATATCGTCAAATCACAGGAAAAGATATTGGGACGATGAGTCAGGCAGAAGCCTACAAACACATGGCACAAAAATATGGAACGAAAACCAGAGCTGAGCAAATGGGTATGTTATCCAGAGCTAGTGGCGGAAGAGTTCCTGAAAATGCATTCCAATCTCCAGCGTCACCAAGGTTGCCAACCTTGAAGTTTATCAAACAAAAAATTTCCACATATGTTCGTCCTTTACCAAAAAGACAACCACAAACTTCAGGTATGATTGGTGCAATGCCGAATGGAAATAGTCCAGCAAGAAATACTCCCACTGCACAAGAACCACCAATCAGTTTTAATGCTATTCATCCGAAAGGAACAAGAATTGCAGAAGCAGTCTATGGAGTTAGAAAATAATGGCAATTAACGCACAGAAGTTTCTACCACCATCAAGAACTTTTGCTGCATTAAAGCCAAGTTCTGTAGGAACTGGTGGTGGTACGTTAGTCCGCATTGAGAAAAAAGTTATTACGCTCGATAAACTTGTTAAGAATAATTTATTTCTTCAAAAGAAAGGTGGAGCACTTGCACTTCGAGAAAAAAATGCACTTGCTCTTCAAGAAAAAGAAAAAGAGTTAGAAAAAGAAAAACCTAAAAAAGTAAAAGGTTTAAGTATACCAAAACTTCCTGGATTTGGATTTTTGGGATGGGTTAAAAATTGGATTTTTAATACTATTCTTGGATTCTTTGTAGTAAGAATGATTGATCATCTACCAAAGATGATTAAAATGGCATCATTTGTTGGCCCAGCAGCAGAGGGGATTTTAAATCTTTCTGGTGGAATATTGAATGGAATAATATCATTCGTTGATGCTGGATATAAAGCTGTAGAAGCAACTCGTGGATTGGTTGGTAAGACTTTTGGAAATGATGCTCTTAAGCAGTTTGACACCTTAGCGAATAATTTTGAAAACTTTATGAATCTTGCCATCATTGCAGCAATGGCAAGTTCTGATGCTATTATGGGTAGTTTTGGTAAGAAAGCTGCTGAAAAAGGTGCAGGAACTATTGCCAGAAGAGGCGCAGGAAGAATGGCAACGAGAGCGGGAGCTAAAGTTGCAGGAAAAGCAGGTGCAAAGTTTGGCGCAAAAATAGGTTCTAAACTCTTGAAAGGAATTCCATTCGTAGGTGCTGCACTTGCGATTGCTGAAGGTGTGATGAGAATTCGTGAGGGTGATGTTGCTGGAGGCCTTCTTTCCTTTGGTTCAGCAATCCCTGTTGCTGGTTGGGGATTTTTAGCGGTTGATATGCTCCGTGAGTTTGGAGTTCTGAAATTTGCTGGTGGTGGATATGTAAGAAGGCCAAGAAAATATGCAGGCGGTGGATCCACATCCCCAAGAACATTATCAAAAAAACCTGCAAAGAGAAGAGTTTCTGTAGCACCACAAAAAGTCAAACCAGGTTCTGATGTTGGTGGACAGAAAAAGGTTGAAAAAATATTCCCTAAAGCACCGCAAGACAAAAAGACTAAAACTACAGATCCATTAGGATACCTTGAAACGGCATCAAATACATTAGGGAAAGCAGATGTATTTGGCCCACTATTCACGATTGCAATCAAGACAGTTCTTGGCAACAAACCATCGTCATTGGACTATAAAAATGCTGGTGTAGCATTGAATGGATGGGTGTCTAATAATTTTGCATCTGTAGGTAAATTTGCTAGAGGTGGTGAAGTAGATGGAAGAATGCTTTTCACTGGTGAAGATATGAGCGATGCTATTGCTAAAGCAGTTCAAACTTCAGTATCCTCGGAGGTTGATAAAACTATTAATGATTTGATGAAGCAATTGATGTTACAACCAGAGGCTTATCAAGAGAAAAAAGATCAACAAGCACCAACAACAACTCCAGGACAAATGACGCCAGGTTCTGTTCCTGGTGGACAATTAACAATGGAGCAATTGGTTGGACTTGCCAAAGGTGCAGGTTTTAGTGATAGAGAAGCAGTCATTATGGCAGCAATTGCCATGGCAGAGTCTGGTGGCAATTCTAATGCTCGCAACTTCAAACCACCCGATAAATCATATGGATTGTGGCAAATTAACATGTTTGGCAGTTTAGGCCCTGCAAGAATGAAAGAATATGGACTTAGTTCTGAGTCTCAATTGCTCGATCCTGTTACTAATGCTAAAGCAGCATATGCGATTAGAAAAAGTCAAGGATTGGGTGCATGGACGGTTTATAAAACTGGAAAATATAAAAATCACCTGCAAGCTGCAGAGGCAGCAAGGAATGCACCTTCATTAGCAGTTTCTCCAAAGATGGGTGGTGCTATTAATGCTAAAGGAATTGTTGAATATATCACAGGAGATCCAAATACTCCTGTAGGTAGATTTGATCTTTCTGGACATGGAACCACAGGTAATTATCATGATCACATTGCATTTGCAACTTTGCAAGATAAAGAAAATGCGAAGGCAGCATTAAGAGCAGCAGGAATACAAATTGGTAGTGAATATAGACCTGGAGATCCTGGTTATCATGGAAAAAATTTAGCAATTGATGTTCCTGGACATCAGTGGGGAGGCCGTGGTGCGATTGGAGAAACTGAATATCGTGGCTCAAGAAAAGTTAGACAAATTTTGGGATTAGCATCTGGAAAATTTGCTGTTGGAGGTAGAATTCCAAGGCCAACCATTGCAATGATGGGTGAAAAGGGACAAGAATTTGTATTTGATGCTGATACAACTAGGGGACTCGATTCAATGGCTCCTGGTTTTCTTGATTATCTGAACAAAGCAAAAACAAAACCAGAGTTAGCAAATATTTTAAGAACTTATGGTGATGAACCAGAGGTGATATTTGTCCCAATACCTATGCCATCACAATCACAACCTCCAATGTCGATCGGAGGCAAATCATCATCTGGTGGTGTGGTAAATAGTCAGGATAATTCTTGGATGTTTGATCGTCTAGCAACAGGGACTGGTTAACAGATATGTCACAAGTATTTGAGTCATTAAAGAAAAGTGATAATAATATTACACGGTTTGAGGTATATCCAAACGGTGGTGGGGAACCTATTGACATATCTCAAGGTATTGCAGAACTTCGTTACTATGAGAATGTTTTATCAGAAACTGTTAAACTTACAGTATTTGTTGCTGATACAGGAAATGCACAATCAGCGGATGATGGCACTGGAGGAAAGATTGGTATTGATGATGCATTGAAGTTGGGTAATGGTGAGAAAGTATATGTCGAGTTCAATGATGCTTATTTTGAAGTTACTGATGAGAAATCAAATCAACTTTCATTTACCACAGATGATAAGGCTCTTTATCTGAATGAAAAAGAAAAGTTACCCGAGACACCACTCAAAAACGTTTACATGTTTGAGTTTGTCTCTAAAGAATATTTGATGAATGAGAGTAAAAGAGTTTCGAAAAGATATGATGGAAAGATTTCCGATTCTGCTGAAAAGATACTGAAGAATGTTCTTGAGACAAAGAAAGAATTAGACATTGAGACATCTGAAAATAATTTTAACTTTATCGGAACTCTCAAGAAACCACTGTGGATGTTAATGTGGTTAGCAAAAAAAGCAATTCCACAAAAGCAAAACGCAAAAGGAAACACTGCTGGTTATTTGTTTTTTGAAACTTATGACGGATATACATTTAAATCAATTGACTCATTATTATCGGATACTGGAGAAGGTGATAGTGGAAGTAAAGCAAAATATAAGTCTTATATCTTCAACAATAGTCCTTCATCTGAAGTTCCTGTTGGATATGACAGCAAAATTTTAAGTTACGAAACAACTAACACAGGAAACTTCCAAGCAAAATTAATGCTAGGAACATATAATTCTGCAAAGAATGCAATCAATGCATTTGATAGTTCATTTAATCAAAGTCCAATTGATATTTCTAGACAGATTAGAGGTATTAATATTGCTGGATTGGATTTTAATTTCGTAAATGACACCTTTATTCAAAATGCATCAAGATTTTCTTGGAGTTTTGATTCGGTTGGTGTTTTACCTACGGGAAATACAATTGAAGAACAACTTGATAAATCAAAAGAATTAGATATTGATAAGTCTGAAATTCAAAATAGAGCAGCATCAAGATACAATCAACTCTTTACAATCAAATTGGAGATTATGATTGCTGGTGATTTTAGTTTACGAGCAGGTGATTTAATCTATTGTGACTTCCCAGAATTAACAAATAAAACAAATATAGGTAATAATCCTCGTATGAGTGGCATATATATGATATCGGCTCTTTGTCATCGTATTTCGCCTAATGAAACATATACCAAACTTGAGTTGATTAGAGACTCTTATGGTAGAAAGCCTAATAAAGCACTATGAACAACAAATCACTTCAACAACACATCAATGACGATAGGGATGAATTAGATAATCCCAACATCAACAGTCAACGTCGTCGTCATCTAGAAGATGAACTTGATGCTCTTGAACAATATCAAGCAAATCATCCAGATGATGATAAGGATCCATCTCCTTTAGAACTTTATTGTGATATGAATCCAGATGCTCTCGAATGTAGAGTTTATGATGATTGATTATGTCTGAGGCTTTATCATCGGGTAATTTTGAATCAGACTTTATCACTCAACCACCACGCTGGTGGGGTAGGATTGTATCGAAAGAATCCTACAGCAAAAACACTGATGCGTCTACATTTCAAGGCGTCTATGAGAAACCAGGTTGGGGATACAGATATAAGGTAAGAATTTTCAGTTGGCACTCAGGAAAAGTCACGGAAGTCAAAGACATTGATCTTCCAATGGCAAATGTTGTGCTTCCAGTCACAGCAGGTTCTGGAATTGGTGGTGCTGCAACTTCACCATCACTTGAACCAGGTTCGATTGTCACTGGATTCTTTATGGATGGAATTGGTGGACAAGAACCATGGATTGATGGTGTCCTTGGAAATAGTAACAATAATATTCCAAAAAAACAAGGTGGCAAGAGTCCTACTAATAAACCAACGAGAACTCCACCAACAAATCTTCAAAATCTGCGAGCTGCAGAACTGAAGGAATATTTAAATCCAGCAAGAACTCCAACTTCCTTTGAATTAAAAGCAGCGCAAACAGCACGTCAAAAAGCAAGAGCGGCTGGATTACCAACTGCCGAAGTTGAAAGACAGGTTCTCATTGCGACAATTCAAGCAAAACAATTAGAAGCAGCACCAACGGAACAGTTTTTGGGATATTCTGCTTTTAATGATACTTATAGTGATTCATCCAAGAATCCATCCAAGGTTGCAGATTTTTGTAGATTTGAGGATGCTCCAGTCTCAACTTTTGATGCTGTGCATGTCACAACAGTCGCTGCTACAACTCAAGACGAAGACAGAAAAAGAGAACAAGCACTTTTAAGCGTATGTAAAAAAGATAATTCAGAAACAAAAGCAACAAGTGTTGTTCTTTCAAACTTAATTAATGATATTCAAAGAGCAAAAAGATTTGCACAGGACACTGAAGAGTTAGCAGTAGAAGTTGAGAACCTCATTGAAAGTGCAGTCCCTGCAATCAGTTCATACTTAAAATCAATTTTATCTCAAGCAAGAGCATACATTAATAATGAGATATCCAAAGCAGTTGAAGAAAAAGTAACCAAACTATTTCCTACAGATGCAACTGATTTAAAAAAAGCACAAGAAAAGGCATTGGATGCTTTATCTTGCTTCTTCAATAATCTCATTGAAGGACTCGCAGATTTAATCAAAGCAGCAATTAGAGAGTTAATCAATTTATTAATCAACACTCCATTGTGCGCTGCAGAAAGTTTTTTAAGTGGATTGTTGGATCAACTCTTTGCTTTAATCAATGGAGTGTTGCCAACAGTGTTGAGTGCATTAAGTGTAGTTTTGGGCGGTATCAGAACTATTAATGTGAGTGTTCAGCAATTTGCAGGTGCTTTAACACCAATTCTGAACCTCTTTACTTGTGATCCTGCTCCAGATTGTCCTGCATATGATCAAATTAGTCTTGCTGGACTAGCAATTCCTGGCGGTATTGATTTTGGAGTTCCTTCTGCACCAGTATGTCCTATTTTCCCACAAGTTTGCGGAGCTCCAACAGTATTTTTCTTTGGCAATACTATTAATAGAGCATTGGCAAATCCAATCGTAAGTCCAATATCCAATGCATTGATTGCTTTTGATATTATTGATCCTGGACAATATTCATCGCAACCATTTGCTGTTGTATTAGATCAGTGTGGAACTGGATCTGGAGCAGTTGTAGAACCAATTTTAGTTGATGGACAAATTCAGAATGTTGCGATTCTAAACCCTGGAGATGGTTACTTATATGCACCAGATGGAAGTTTGGGTGGCAATGGAGTAACTTGGAAGAAACCTTATGAGTGTTATGTAAAGACTGCAAAAGGAGAGTATTTTGTTGTTCCTTATGGACAAGAACCACCAGAGTTAGGTGAAGGTGATGAATTAATCTGTCCACCAGAAGAACAACCACCAGCGATTTCATATCCAGTTATTCTTTGTCTCGATAGTATTCTTGTTGCAGATGGTGGATTTGGATACACTCCTGGAGATGAAATTATTATCACTCCAGATAATGGAAGTGTTGTTGAACCTGTTATAAATGATAGAGGACAAATTACAGAAGTTAAAGTCATATCTGGAGCGTGTGGTTATACAGATCTTCCTGATATTCGAACAAACTCTGAAACTGGATTCAATGCACAATTGATTCCAGTTCTAAGGCCTCAACGTGTTGATGATGTTGCTCCTGAGGTTCTTCCTCCAGGTGTTGAAGTCATTCAAGTTATTGATTGTGTGGGTAAAATTCCACCTAAAACTACATTTGATATTGTACCAAGGTAATCTAAATGACAAAAGCAGTTAATTTTGAATCAAAAGATATTAGAACTAAAGATGGCAATCTAAAGTTCGGACATATTCATCAGGATCAAACAAAATCATCGATTATGATGCAAGGCCAAGGAGGTCTTGAATACATTTCAATTGATCAATCTGGTGCCACTGGAAGATGGATTACAAATAGATGTAGAGGGAGATATCAGGTTAAGTGTGGTGATGAGATTAAAAAGGGACAACCTGCATTCTATGTTGACGCTGCCAATGGAGACATTGTAATCCGCACTGGTGGTAGAATTAGAATGGAAGCAGAGAATATTGATATTATCGCAAATGGTGGAAGTGACAATAAAAATGGTATAATAACATTAAAGTCTAATGAGGAAGTTAAATTAGAAAGTAAAAAGATTACTTTAGACTCAAAAGAATCCTGCAACATTTTTGGAGCAGGAAGTGTTCAAGTATCAGCCCAGAACATCTTAAAAATGTATGGAGGTACGATGGAAAAACTTACAGGTGCAGGTAAAGCACTCCTAGATACAACAGCATTTAAGTAAAAATTATGAGTGGAATGTCAATATCGCCAGAAATGATGTCTGGCCCGCTGTATGTAACCAGCGATAAATCAAAACCCAAAGCACTTAGAGATGGTGATAAGGACATAACTGGAGCGACTTATCTTCAAGGCCCAGTTCAGATTGGTATCGACGGAGCATATTCTTCCGTAGATGCAACTTTAATGGTTGGTAACTTGCAAAACAACCAGGCAGCAACTCCGGATAATGCTTTATATGTAAAAGGAAATACAACTCATGAGGGAAATTATACTCACACTGGTGATATGACACAAACTGGTGATTATATTCAGAAAGGTGATGTTGAACATATTGGCGATAGTTACCATGAGGGATGCTTTACAGTTGTAAGTCCACCAACATGTAGCTCACAATTCCAAGCAAATTTGGATATTGATGGATATGTTCATATGACACAAGAACTTGAAGTTGGTACAACAGGACAGTTTGGTGGAAATGTAACTGCTTCTGAATTTACTGCTGGTGGCATCACATTAACTTCAAGAAAAGCATTTGATATTCCTCATCCAACGAAAGAAGGGTGGAGACTCAGGCACATCTGTCCAGAAGGCCCCACTGCAGATGTTTATGTTCGTGGTAGAATTACAAATAAAACAAAGATTGAACTTCCACATTATTGGATGAAACTTGTAGATCCGCGAACGATTACAGTATCTTTGACTCCCATTGGGGCACATCAAGATATTACAATTAAAAGAATTTCAGACAATGAAGTTCATCTCCAAGCAAAAGGTGGAATGCCAATTGACTGTTTTTATCACATTTATGGTGAAAGAATGGATGGAGAAAAACTGATTGCTGAGTATCAAGGAGATACTCCAGAAGCATATCCAGGGGACAATTCACAGTATTCTGTCGCTGGATATCATTACGATCAGAGGGGTTGACAGGGTTCTTTGGATGTACTATAATATCCAAGTAATCAAAAACAAACCAAATGATAGCCGAAGAAGAGTATCTGACTCGTTGTGTAGTTGATCCTCAACTGCGAACCTTTCGTCTTTATTCAAGTGAAGGTTCAGAAAAGAAAGTGTCTTGTGAGACTGTCGATCAGTTTATGAATGTTCTGCAAATGGTTCGTTCACAACTTGACGAAGACACTCTTGTTTATGTCAATCCCCTTTGAGGGATTTTATGCGGATGTAATTCAGTGGTAGAATGGCTGCCTTCCAAGCAGTTCGTCGCCCGTTCGAATCGGGTCATCCGCTCTAGTTTACAAGTTTTTATGAATCCCTACAAAATCAAACAAGCATCTTTAAAAGAGATTCCAGTGAAAACAACACCAGAAAATGTACGAGAGGCAAATGAAGGGTTATTTCATGCTAAAATGACTTTACCCGCTGCTGCTAAACATTGTGGAATGACACAAAAAGAAATGAAGTTGACATTCTTTGAGTTCTTGAAGTATAATCCACCTACTTACCAAACGTAGGTTCTTATGGGCGGGTAGTCCAACAGGCAGGAGACACCAAACTTAAAATTTGTTCAGTGCGGGTTCGAATCCCGCTCCGCCTATGTACTTCTAAATAAAATCAAAAAGCAATGAAGTATCGGATCGAAACTGCCTATTGCTGGTATGACAAAGGTTCAAAAATTGTATTGATGTATTTCATTAATAATGTGCCTTTTACCTTCGACGAACTACCAGAAATAGCATTCTCAGATCCAGAGTTGATCGAATTAGCAGATCAACAACTCCGATGGGAACCTGAGGATCTTTATAAAACATCATTTTATCTCATTGATGAGCAATGCCATCCAATGTTATTTAATTTAGAATTAGAGAATCCTGAATGTCTTCCCGTTGATTAATGCCAGATTAGCTCAGTGGTAGAGCAACGGTTTTGTAAACCGTTGGCCGTCGGTTCAAGTCCGACATCTGGCTTGAGTTCATAAAAAACTCTGTGTCATTAATTTCACAAAAAGACAGACAAATCGCAGTTGACGCACTTAATGCACTGATGAGTATGGAAAATGATTTTCATAAACAAATAAAAATTTATGATGATATTTTTGATTTTCATTATAAGTCATTCCTTTTTTCATTTCTTTGTAATTCTAAGTTTAAAATTGGTTGGAGTGATGGATCTACAATTGACAAAGACATAGATAAGTATTTGCATTCGTGGTTTTCTAAAGATGATATTACAAATTGTTTAATTTTAGAAAAAATACAAAATAGTTCACTTTTTGATCACATATGCAATTTAAATCTTGAAAAGGTGGTTTGTAATTTAAGTACTTCATCAGATTCGCATTTTATTCATACGCACCTAGACAAATTAGTTTTAGTTTATTATGCAAATTTAGAGTGGCGTAATGGTTGGCACGGAGAAACTTTATTTTATGACGACTCATGCAAAAATATAATTTTTGCATCTCCTTATACACCAGGAAGAATTATAGTTTTTGATGGATCAATTCCACACACTATTAGGCCACAGTCTACACATGCCACAAAATTTAGATTTACTTTAAGTTTATTTTTTTCATAATAAACGTAAACAAACCTAGATATTTTTTTACTATTCAATTCAAAAATTCCAATTTAACTTATCAAAAAGTATATAATTGGAGCGTAAAGAATAAACTATTATCTTGGAAACAAAACAAAGTTGATGAGTAAAAGTGCTTACTTTATAGATAGTGTGAAGAAGTGTGAAGTAGAAGATCTGCTTTACACTTTTCATTATCTAAAGGATGAAAGTAAAACTTTTAAGACTCAATACAATTATGGCCTCTACAGAAATTCTGTTACGGATATTCTGCACGTTGGTGGTTGTCTCGGGGTGTGCATCTTTACTGGGCTCTCAGTCCCAGAAATAGCAGTAGGCGCATTTGGTTTAGAAAGACATGAACAAAATGGACTTTATGAACTTTCGAGACTTTGTATTCATCCAGATCTTCAAAAAGAAGAGCATAATATTACATCATGGTTTGTGAGTCGTTGTATCAAGAGGTTTAGAAAAGATGCCCGCGTTCGTTGTATTCTTAGTTACGCTGATGCTAATCACCACTCTGGAACTATATACAGAGCTTGTAATTTTAAGTATTACGGTTTAACCGATCCAAAAAAAGATTTTTATTATGCTGACGGAACTAAACATTCTAGGGGTAGTGTTAGAGGTATTGATGGTGAGTGGAGGGATCGCTCTCGTAAACATCGCTATCTTATGGTATTCGAAAAGGAACTAAAAGAACGCTTGACATGGAAAGAAAAATCGTGGTAAAATATTATAAAAAATAATTATATGAAAATTGCAATTATTGGAAAAGGCACTGCATCCATTGTAACCGCACTTACATGTATTAAAAATAATCATGAAGTTGATATCTATTATGATCCAAACCAACCGCATATCAGTGTAGGAGAATCTACCACACCACATGTTGCACAATTAATATATGAAATTCTTGGATTAAATATTTTTGATTTAATAGAAGAAGATATTGCATCTATTAAACAAGGAATTAAATTTATTAATTGGGGAAATGGAACATCATTTAAACATATATTTCAAAATAATCAAATTGCTTTTCATTTTGAAACTCAAAAATTTAATCCATTTATCAACAATATTTTAGAACAAAATAATTATATAAAATACATCCCTAAAAGAGTAAATGAATATAGAATTGATGAAGATAAAGTTTATATTGAAGATGAATGTTATGACTTTATAATTTTTTGCTCGGGGTGGTGTAATGAATCCGAATATATTAAACCATACTTTGAAACAGTAAATTCTGGTGTTTTATTTACTGACGAAAAAATAAATGAATATGGATTTACACTTCATAATGCAACGGAAGATGGATGGCAATTTGGATTACCTTTTCCAAATAAAAATATTACAAAATGTGGTTATTTGTTTGATAGAAACAAAATTTCTATAGATAAAGTCAAAAAAAAATTAAAGCATCTTGAAATAAAAAATAGTTATGAATGGACGCCAAAATTTTCTAAAAAAATAATTCAAAATCAACACATAGCTTATAATGGAAATAAACTTTTTTTCTTAGAACCTCTTCAAGCTCTTTCAATTTATTATTTCATTGAATTTGCAAATTTTATTTGTGAATATTTGAAAGATAGATCTGTTGAAAATTTTTGTAAAATTAATAAAAATTATCACTATGAAATGTGGACATATCAATTATCTTTAGCATATCACTATCAATATGGATCAATTTATGATAGTAACTTTTGGAATATAACCAAGAAAAAGGCAAAAGAATTTATGTCGTTTACTATTAACGGAAATGAAGAATTACTTCTTTCTCATATGGTTAATGATATAATTTTAAAAGGAAAAACAGATCTTTCAAAAATTGGTATTTTCGGATTTGATGATATTCGTCAATTGCATTGTGGAATGACACAAACTAAAATAAATGATATTTTTGAAAAATACTTGACAATTTAAAAATTTTATCTTATAATTTAAAAGCGATTTCGAATCAAATCCCTTCCGTGTGACTTTAAAACCTCCAATTACTTGGAGGTTTTCTTGTTTGATAAATAATCCATAACGGAAACTATAGTTTAATAAGATGGGTCTCTCCAGATTAGATAATTTTCTGAAATCAGTTCGTGGTACGATTCTCTACGTTGATCCAAACAGTCTCGATGCCACCGACAGTATTGAAAATCAGGGCAATTCACTTGCACGTCCATTCAGAAGTCTTCAAAGAGCTTTAATTGAAGCAGCAAGATTTTCATATCAAAGAGGATTAGATAACGATAGATTTGGTAAGACTACAATTCTTCTTTATCCTGGAGATCACTTTGTTGATAATCGTCCTGGTTGGATTCCTGACGGGGCAAATAATTTTAGATTAAGAAGCGGAGCAACATCATCAAACTTAACAGAGTTGACATTAACCACTAACTTTGATGTTTCTGCAGAAGATAACGAGTTATACAAATATAATAGTATTCATGGTGGTATCATTGTTCCTCGTGGTACATCCATCGTTGGTATGGATCTTCGTAAAACAAAGATTCGTCCTCTTTATGTTCCAGATCCAGAAAATGATAATATTGAAAGATCTTGTGTACTCCGCGTAACTGGTGCTTGTTATTTTTGGCAATTCACAATTCTTGATGCAGATCCTAATGGAACTTGCTATAAAGATTATACAACAAATATCTTTGTTCCTAATTTTTCACACCACAAGCTTGCTGGATTTGAATATGCTGATGGTGTTAACAATGTAAAAATTGACGATACTTTCCAAACATTTGAAACATCCAGAACTGATCTGGACATGTATTATGAGAAGGTTGGTATTGCATATGGAATTACATCTGGAAGGCCAGTTTCGCCAGATTATCCATCTGAAGTAGATCTTCAACCAGTCATTGATGAATATCGTATCGTTGGTTCTAGAGGTGCTGCAGTAGGTATCACAAGCATCCGTTCTGGTGATGGTATCACTGGCAATACAACAATCACTGTAACTCTTGAAGAAGAGTTTCCTCAATTAAGTGTTGATACTCCAATTCAAATTAATGGAGTTGCTGCTGCAGGATATGACGGACAATTTGTTGTCAATGCAGTCAATAGCCTTACAGAAATTCAATATAAGGTTCAAAATACACCAGTTAGTTTCTTACCATCAGTTGCTGGTGCTACCCTGAACATTGCTGTTGATACAGTAACCTCAGCATCACCATATATCTTTAACGTTTCGTTGAGATCTGTCTATGGTATGTGTGGCTTGCTTGGAGATGGATCCAAAGCAGATGGATTTAAATCAATGGTTGTGGCTCAATACACCGGTATTGGACTACAAAAGGATGATAATGCATTTGTCAAATATGATTCTTCTTCGGGAACATATCGTGATTCTACAACTGTTGCAAATCTGCACACAGATTCTCTTGCGAGATTCAAACCAGCATATGAAAATTTCCATATTAAGGCAGTTAATGATGCTTACATGCAATTGGTTTCCGTCTTTGCAATTGGATTTACAGAACATTTTGCTGTAGAGTCTGGTGGTGACTTTTCAATCAACAACTCAAACTCAAACTTTGGCGCAAAAGCATTTAGAGCATCTGGATTCAGAAAAGATGCATTTGCAAGAGATGATGTTGGATACATCACTCACTTCATTGCACCAAAAGAAATTGAAGATACGGAAATTAGTGTTGGATTTGCAGCAATTGATATTCCCAGAACAGTCAGTGCTGCGACAACTCACAAACTTTATTTGTTTAATGAAACAGAACTTGATAATCCTCCAATCACAGTTATTGATGGATATCGTTTAGGTGCAAAAGAAAATGATATCATTTACACTGAATTAAACGTAGCAACTGGTGGTGGATCCACAGATATTAATGTATTTTCGGCACGTATTGTCATGCCGAATACACAAAATACTGGAACAGAAGTTTCTTCAGAGAAGTCCTTCTATGTAGGAAGAACTGTTGCTGGCATTAACAGCGTCAGTGCTAATGTTCTTACCTTAACTTCAAATCATTCATTCCTGAATGGAGAATCAGTTCGTGTTATTAGTGAGAATGGACATCTTCCAGATGGTGTAGAGTTTAATACTGTATATCATGCAATTACAAATGATGTTGCATCAATTAATGCAAATCAAATTAAATTAGCACAATCATTAAATGATGCAATCAATGATAATGAAATTACTCTGAATAACAAAGGTGGAACACTGCAAATTGTAAGTAGAGTTTCGGATAAAAATCCTGGAGAACTTGGCCACCCTGTTGGTTTTGATACTGTTCAGGGACAATGGTTCGTCAACGTTGCAACTGCTGCATCAGAAAATAGCATTTACCCAACTCTTGCAGCACTCCCAACACCAAATCCTGGTGATAAGACTTCAAGAAGTTATATCAAGAGAAAGCCAGATCAAAGAGGGTTAATTGACACAACTTATCGTGTTCGTTATGTTATTCCAAAAGATTCGACAACTATTGCTCGTCCACCTTTGGATGGATATATCATTCAAGAATCCAATAGTGTTCTTGGTGCTGGAACAACAGAAATTGCAGAGTTCTTTGATCCTGCAGGAACAACATTAACTAACTCAACTCAATTCAGAAATTTCAGATTTATTGCTGATGCGAATTGGGTTGGTGGAACCGCAAATATCATTACTGAATTCCCCCATGACTTAAATGTTGGATCTGAAGTTGAAGTTATCAATGTTCTGAGTGGTAACAATACAACTGGAATTGCTAACTCAGCATTTAATGGAACTCATACAGTTACTGGAATCGGCAGTGCAAGACACTTTAGTTTTGCATTAACAGGAGATCCTGGTGCGTTCTTAAATGATACTTCAACTAGAAACGCAGATCTTCCATACTTTAAGAGAAAGAAATTAAAGAATACTTATCAGGTATTCAGAAGTGAAGAAGTTCAACCATATGTTTCAAATGTTCAAGACGGTGTTTATCACCTGTACATCATTAATGCATCTAACTCTCCAACGGTTACTCCTTTTACAAACCTTAAGTTTAGTCAACCAATTCAATACTTATATCCACAAACGAATCGTGATAATCCGGTTTCTGATCCAGATTCAACGATCTGTTTTGCATCCCCAGATTTAATTGGCCAAGTTTTGGTTAATGATCCTCAAAAGAGTATCACAAAAGAAACTGTTGAAAAGAATCTGTCCGACTTTAGTGTTGGAATTGGAATTACAAATGCAACCTCTAGTTCTTCAACTGCACATACACTCTTTACAACCATTGATCATGGACTCTGTGGTATTACATCAGTTACCATTACAAACGCAGGATCTGGATATGCTGCAGGAAACTACTATAATGTAAGATTAAATGGTGGTTCTGGTGTAAATGCAACAGCAAGAGTCACCGTCTCTGCTGGCGGAACTGTAACTGCTGTCAAAGTTATGGATGGCGGTTCTGCATATATTGTTGGAGATAGTTTATCATTAGTTGGTGTCGGAACTATTGGATCGGGTGCTGCAATCGAAGTTGCAAACATCTATAGTCATGTAGGAGAATCAATTGCAATTTCTGGAATTTCCTCTGCCGCATATGATGGATACAATACTCTTTATAAGATTACTGCAGTTCCAGCATCACAACAAATTACAGTTCAATCTTCAGAGGCAATCAACAACTTACCAACTGCGGTAGGACTTGGCGTTACTGTTACAGCAAATGCGAGTGTTCTCTTAACTGGTAAAACACTTGGCATTTCGACATTTACTTATGAAGCAACATCGGGAATCGGAACCTTAACGTTTACTGATTCTCATGGATTTAGAGTAAATAACAAACTTCGCATTTCAGGTGCTGATAGGGCATTGTTTAATGGTGATTTTATTGTTACCAAGTTGAACAACTGGCAATCTCTTGCAGTTAACATTGGTATTGCAACAACGGCTCCTTCTACTGGTGGGAACATTACTGTCTATCGTCCAGCATTGACTGCTCTTGCTGGAGATCTGACAAATGTAAATGAGACTGTCTCTGGACGTTTAATTTCACAGTATGCTGGTATCTCAACAGCATTGGGTGCTGATTATGCTGCAAATGCATCGGATACTGCTCCACTGTTTATTCAAGATGCTGATACACTTGGACTCAATGTCGGAGATTATCTCTTAATTGATGATGAAATCTTCCGTATCAGAACTGATATTTCTGGAAATAATTTCCAAGTTTTTAGAGAACTCTTTGGTACTCCAAGACAAAATCATGCTTACGGAACTGCAATTCGTAAGATTAAACCGCAACCAGTTGAATTAAGAAGAAACTCAATTCTTCGCGCATCCGCACATACATTTGAATATCTTGGATTTGGCCCTGGTAACTATTCAACTGCATTCCCAGAAAGACAAGATAGAGTTCCTTCATCTCAAGAAATTCTTCTTGCTCAAGCAACAAAAACTGAGGGTGGACTTGCCATCTATACTGGTATGGATGATAAGGGTAATTTTTATACAGGCACTAAAAGACTTAATCCATCAACAGGACAAGAGGAAATTTATGAAACTCCAATTCCAACAACAACTGGAGAAGATGCTCAAGGTGGTAGCAATAGTGTTGGATCAGATATTGTTGCAACATCAGAAGTTTTAGTCGATCGTTCAATTAAAGTCGAAGGCGGCGCAGATTCAAATCTGATTTCTGAATTCAACGGCCCAGTTGTATTCAATAAAAAGATTACATCGACTGCAGATGAAGGTGTTGAAACAAAATCACTCTTCTTAAAAGGTGATGCACAAGTTGCTCGTGAATTTACTGTTGGTGTTGGATCGACTCCAACCGTATTAGGATCCTATGGTGATGTCAAATATAAGGCCAATCCAATTCACCGCGAATATATGGGTTGGATTTATACAGTTCAGAATCAGTGGGAACCATTCGGATTCATTGGAACTCTTCCAAATGGACTTGTATTTGGTGCTGCAAACCAGGTTCTTTATAAGAACCCACTCGGAGAAAATGCAGGTAACCAAGACTTCTTGTTTGATCAGAACTCTACACTGATCATCGGTTCTCAATCTGTTGTTGGAACTGCTGGATCTACAGGAACTCAAAATCAAAAGATTCAAATTCATGGTGGCGCATACTTCCATCAAAATGTTGGTATCGGAACAACAACTCCAACTGCAGCACTGAATGTTGTCGGTAATGTTGGCATCACAGGTATTGCAACATTTGGAACCAATGCAGTTATAATTAATGGAACTAACACTAGAGTAAACGTTGGTATCACTTCAATCACATCTGGTATTGTTACTGCTTCTTCTGGTATCGTTACTTACTATGGTGATGGACAATATCTCAAAAACATTGATAGTTCGAAGTGGCAAAATGTTGCTACAGGACTTGGGACAGGAATCTACAGTAAAAACTCACTTCGCGTAGGTATTGGAACCACAATCCCAGAAGCAGTTCTTCATGTCTCAACTGGTGTTTCTACAAGTGTTGATGGTGGACTTGCAAGATTCTTAACGCCAAATCTTGGAATTGGCTCAATCAGTAGTTTCACTTTGGGTAGAAGATTTGCTTCTGGAACTAACTTCCAATCTGTATTGTTTAATTACAATTACTTTGGTAGTTCTGCTTCAAGTGGATCATTTCTTGCAATTAGTCATGCTGGACAAGGAAATACTCTTGTTGTTGCTGATAATGATCGTGTTGGTGTTGGAACTACAAATCCCCAAGCAAAACTTCATGTTAATGGAACAATTATATCTGATCAAGGTATTGCAGTTTCATCCGGTGGCATTAATGCTGATGGACAAACTATCATTGCAAATACTTTTACTGGAACTGCTGCTAATGCTATTAATGCAACAAATGCCACAAACGCCACCAATGCCACAAACGCCACCAATGCCACAAACGCCACTGCTGCAAACAATGGTGCAAAAGCTTGGGTAAGTTTCAATTCTGGCGGGGGAGTACTTGCAAGTTATAATGTAT